AGCTAATGCTGCTTGGACTTTATCTCCATCTAAGTACACATCAAAACTTTTATTTTTCATGACTGCTTTAAGTTGCTGCAGTTCTTTTATAACATTATTATTACTAGTTTCTTCATTATCTCCTGTAATACCTGTTATTAAATCTGTTATTGCTCCTGTTGCTGCCACCATTGGTGCGGCGAATGCTGTGGTTATAACTAGATCTTGTAATTCATCTAATTTTTCAGTATCTAATTTATTTAATGCTGAAGCAACTAGTCCTATACCTGCTGCTATAGTAGTTAATGATGTTCCAACACTTAGTAAGTCGGGAGCTAACGTAGAAATAGATTTTAATAAAGGTAAAGATAGGTATAACAAAGGTGCAGCTAGAAGTAATTGACCTGCAAATAACGCTAATCCTGATCCTGCTACTATGAGTGCCGGTCCTAATGCGTAGAGAAATCCTAATTTATCTAGTGTCATTCCATCTAAGAAGGTATGAAACTCTTTTGCTACTAACGGAATTATTGTTGCAATACCGTTAAATACAGATGTGATTATTGTACCGAATGCTTCGATAGCGGGTGCGGCTGCTCTTAATCCAAGTCCAATTCCTATAATTCCTAAGGCTATCACACCTACACCAGCTGCAGTTGCAGGGTTGGCAAATACCGCTAAACCTGCTGCGATTGCTTGAGCAGATAAGGCGAATGATGATCCGAATAATCTTGACGAGGTGGTTGCTGTGGTTTGTGCTGCTGAGTATCCGAGTAGGTTTGCTGTTCCTGCTATAATTTTTTTGGAAAACAGAGAGATTCCTCCTGCTAATTTAGTAAAAAGGAATCCTACCGCTTTAAAAGGCAACATAATTAAAGATCTTCCAAAGAGTAGTACTGCACCTACTACAGGTCCTCCAAAGCCTTTTGCAAAACTATCTATAAATTCAATAGATTTAGCTATTGCATAAGCTAAAGGTTTTACAATCGACCCGAGTACATCTACAATAGGAATAAGTACCTCTAGAACAGGTGAAAAAGATTGTGCTAATTTAGAAACCATTAAATTTAACTTAGTCTGTACATCTAAAGCTTCTGAAGCTTCAATTGTTATTCCTCTTGCAGCTGCTTTTTGTTTCTTTGTTAAGTTTAATCCTTGAGACTGGTTAATTAGCATTTCAGCCATTTCCTGTTTACTCATTCCCATTGCTTCAGAAATAGCATTTTGTTGTATTCTATTCATATTAGCAAACTCTAGTGCTGATGCTCCTTGTTTGCTTAGTTCTTGTGCTAATCCTGCTAAATCATTATTTAATGCTAGTTCTCTAGCTTTACCTAATCTTATATGTTTACCTGTTAATAGTTGAGCTTCTAATTCACTTTCTATAGAAGATTCAAAGTCCATTAATTTATCTGCTATACTATTAACTTTAGATAAATCTATACCTAATTTACGTGCTGCTGCTGCTGCTTCTGAAAGTGCAGTAGGGCTATTGCCTAATGATAAAGCTATATCGTCACTTACGTTTAGTACGTCTTTCATTACCTCGTGTGGACTAACAATTGAATCATTTAATGTATTGAATGCTGAAACAGAGTTATATATGTTGTCGTTAAATGTACCTACGTTTCCTCCAAATGTTTTACTTAGTCTGCCTATTTGAATAGCTTCATCGCTGCTTAACCCTAAAAGATTTTTTGCTTCAGCTAACCTACTTAGATCTTCTTTAGAAAATACAGACGTACTAAGCATTCCTAATTTTCTAGTTGCCTCGGCTGATAATTCTAGTGTTTGAGCAGCTGATGCTAAGTTAGTGTTAAGACTTGCAAAATTAGTATCAGTTCTACCTGTTTGTCTTTGAAAGTCTGTCTGTGCCTTATTTACTGCTAAAAATGCTTTTAATATATTACCTAAGATGACTACTGGGTCTGTTAATGCAGCTCCTATTGCTTTTGCAGCTCCTTTTGCACCTATCAAAGCAACTTGAAGTCTACTTCCCTCTTTAGCTGCTTCTCGCATTTCTTCAGTTGTCTCCTTTAGTATATCCTGTACTTGTGAAGAAGAAATACCTAATTTAGTCATCAGTCCTCCTACTCCTTCTAATGCAGCACCGGATAATCCCATTGCTTTATTAATTCGTAGTTGTAACTGTATTTGTTCTTCTGTCTTATTAAGTAATTCTTGGGTTATATCAACATTGTCTGTTCCTATACCTCTTCTAGATATCTCTAGTGCTATAAGTGCTCTTGTCTCATCAGACGAGTCTTTTAATGCCTTTAGATTCATTATTGCGTCTAATGCAGAATCATGATTATGAGAATTGCCGTCTGATTTTAGATTATTTAACTGTTTTGTTAAATTTACACCGGTGGTTTGGGAGATAATGTTGACGGCAGCGGAAGCAGCATGCGCATCTTGTAATACTATTTTTTGCTTAAGACTCTGCAATTGAATTAGGCTCATATCAGCGGATCCAGATTCAACATCTTTTAGTTTCTCAGCAGCATTAGTAATCTGTCTCATTGCAGACCTACTTCTTCCTAATTCTGTTGTTTGACCTTTAAATTCTGATGCTATTGCTTTGACTCTTTCAAATAGAGATGATGCTGTTCCTTCAAGATTAGCTAATTCACGACGTTCTTCTCTAATAGCTTGATTTATAGCCTGTTGAGATCTAGCTCTATCAGAACCTATCTTAGTGGTATCTGCTCCAGTCTTTTTCTCAAGTGCATTTAAATCTTTGAGAAGTTTCTGTCTTTCTCTTAAGTCGTCGTTCTGCTTTGCCATTAGGTAGTAGTTCTATATAGTATAAATAGTTAAGGCCCGCCTATTTGCGAGCCTTTGTACTATATGAAGGTTTTTTAATATTCGGTCCCATTGATGGAGTGCTGTTAGCTGGTTTTCCTTTAGCAGCTTCCTGCTCTGCTTCATAAAAATCAATTATCTTTCTGTGAGTAAAGTTTCTTAACCATATGGGCATATTATATATTGTGTTATAGTTGTAACCTCCTTTTCCATGAAATACTATATCATGAACTTGATTAAATATGTTTACTCTATATTGTTGCGTCAGGCCAAAGAAAGTTAATTCCTATCGGAATTGTAACCCCTCCTTCTGGTCCGTTCTCTGGGTAGAACGTTAGATCGACGTCTGGTGATACTTCTGCCATATGTTTTCTAAAAGATCTTGAGTCTCTAGCAAGAAATAAGTTATCTACGAAATCTCTTACTGCCTTGGTATCTCCATTACCGTCAACTGATGTAATAGTATGTTTAAGTCTAGTAGATAATTCAGGAGAAGCATCTTTGTTAAATTTCTTTAACCCTCTTACTTCAGCATCTACCTTTTGTTCATCACCGTGAGTTAGTAACTTAAAGGTTATCACTGTACCTGATGAAGGTAAAGTATACTCTAACTCATTATTACCATCTTTAAATTTTGAAAGGTCTACGTCCTTATGTCCTAATTGAGAAAGATCAACTGTTTCTTTTTCTCCTCCATAAGTAATTTCGTATTCTGCTCCATACCCTAAGATACGTGCTGCAACTAATAGTGCATTTTTATCTCCTGATAAGATTGTACTGTAGTCGATAGTTTTGTCTACAATTAATGCCTGTAATAATTTATCTATTACTGTGCCTTTTTCAATGTAGTTTTGATTTGTTAAAATATCTTCTTCTTTTGCAGTCATATACTTCATCTCTATCGTTCCGGATGATAAAGGTGAGTCTTTAGAATACAATAAGCCTTTTGAAGGTAATTCAACTTGTTCCGTTGGGAATTTAGTCTCTGTGCTCATAAATTTTATTTTGTGTAACTATAGTTATATATAAATATAAGATAAATAACTTTATAAAACAACAAAACCCGACAAAAAGTCGGGCTTTATTTTTAATACTATAATGTTTAGTAGTTGAGAACGCAATAATCCATTGCTACTGTAATCTGTAGTTCTGCTGCATCTGAATTTGCCCAGTCAAACGATCCTTGTTGCATGTTTGTAATAAACGCTCCTTGAATAATCCATTCTGATACGATATCACCTACAGGTCCTAATAGATTTAATGTTAAATCTTTTTTGTAGAAATCTGAGTATCCTGCTCTTCCTGTTACGGATTCATAAGATAAACGAGCCCAGTCCATTACTGCTTGTGCTCCAGAAGGTGTTATAGGATCATATAATGTCATGTCCATGTTATTCCAAGATCTTTTTCCTCGGATTTTTCTATATGTGTTGATATGATCAAGCTTCACCTCTTCATCCTCAAATGAAGGTGCAGTTACAGATTTTATCATGAAAGATGGAATTCCATCTACATACATGACAAACCTATTCTGTACCTTAGGTTCAAAGGCTTTAAACATTATTTCGTTTGGATCTAATACTGCCATTTTATTTTCGTTTATTATAAATATTCACGTTTTAAATTATCCTGCAAAAGTTGCTCCACCTGGCTCAACTGTAAAGTCAAGTACGATGTATTCTACTGTCTTAGCTGGTTGGATAAATATCTGACCTACTAATTGGTTTCTGTCAACTACGTCTGCAGTGTTGTTTGTGTCATCCATTACTACTCTGAAAGCGTAAAGACCTTGTCTTTGTACTACTGATTCTAAGTAAGGATTAACTTGCGATAAGAAAGCGTTTCTAGTTTGGATAGTATTCTGTTCGAATATTAAAGTTTTAGAAACATCTCCTACAAATTTCTTAAGTGAAATTAATAGTCTTCTCACGTTTACTCTATCAAGAGCTGATTTTTTCTTTTGTAAGGTCTTTTGACCGAATACTGAAATACCAGATCCTGGGAACGTTGCAATTGGGTTAATGTTATTTGTATAAAGAGTATCTCTTTGAGTTCTCGTTAACTTTCTTTCTGCTTGTATAACATTTCCAATACCTCCTCTAGTAAGACCTGCTGGTGCGAACCAAGGTGCTGCTGCTCCATCTGTAAAGGCATATACTCCTGGAATAACTGTCGAAGCAGGTATCCATACGTTTCTACCAGACTCAGATTGAGTCTGTAACCAAGGCCAGTAAGTAGCTGCATACGAACTATTAATTGTATTTGCTGCTGCTGTTGCATTGGATACTGTTGCTCCATATTGCTCTACATCTACTACTGCGATACAATCTCCTCTTGTCTCTGCTAAAGAGATAATAGAATCAATCGGTGCTTTGTGAGTAGCGAAGTCATATATTAAACCTGGTGCTGATATAACGTTAAATACGTATTCGTCTTTGTTGTTTAATATTGAAATAGCATCTGTATAGTTAGGACCTGTTAATCCTTGAGTATCTAGATTAGATATATCTCCATTAAATTTCATTGCTCTATGTGAAGAAGCTTCTAAACCAGTTGCTCCAAAGAAAGAACCAGAAGATTTAGACGGTAGAGATCCTGAATAAGAAAAGCCATCAGATGCTACTCCTACTGTTAGTCCGTCATTACCTAAGTAATCTATTGTCTTGTTTGCTACTGAAGCGACTCTAATATAATTTGATCTTGTAACATATTCTCCTGATGATATTACAAAAGTAGCACCGTCTCCATCTGTTGTCTTGGATAGTGTTTGGTTACCAATTTGTCTTTCTATGTAATTAGAAGAATTCGGGTCTAAAGAAACGTTATTAAAAGTTTCTAGTACAATTTTATTTTTTGTATTATCGTCTCCACGTCTAATTATAAGGCTAAATTCACCTACTTTAGTATTAACGTTAGATACTTCCCATCTTAGGTTGTCAGCTGAACCAGTTACTAATGAACCATCACTATTTTGGTGAGTTGTTCCTGTGCCTGCTTCTGCATTGTAAATTGTACCTCTACCTAGAGTAGTTAAGGTAAAAGGGTTAGTAATTGATGCTGTCTGTGCTGTTATAGTAGTATTGGTTGCTGATGTAAATGAACCAGTTACTACTCTAGTAATTACCGCTGTGTTACCGCCTTGGTTAAAATAAGATTTAACTGCAATTGAAGTAAGGTATTCGTAGTTATTAGAGCCAGATTTAAGAGTCGTACCAAAAAGTCTTTGGTATTGACCGTATGATGTTACAAGTGTAGGAACTTCTACGGGTCCTTTTACCGATGGACCAATGAACGCTGCTCCAGCTTCTACTGGGGATGGTGCGATAAATGATACATCGTTTTCGCGTGCTAGTACACCTGGTGAGATTAATGCTTCTGCCATGTTTTGTATGTTAAAATTATGAGTCTATTATAAATATCGTCTATAT